TGACGCCCAACGCCGCCTCACTATTCTGTCAGATTTCCTAGTGATCTACAACCTGCTCAAAACCTTAGAGCTTTAACCATCTTACAAGGAAAAGAGTCATGAAAGGTGCTGGTTCAGGTAATCCCCACAGCAACTCGATCACAACAGCTGCATGGTTAGGTAAAGCCACACAGTTTGGTGTTACACACAGACACACTGCTCTATCCTTAGAGCTTTAACCATCTTACAAGGTATGTCATGGAAGGTGCTGGTTCAGGTAATCCCCACAGCAACTCGACCACGACGACTGTATGGATAGGTAAAGCCACACAGTTTGGTGTTCACACGCAAACACTTAGTAAACTAATCGAGGATCCCTTTTCTCCACTAAAGCTAACCCCATATCACAGACTTCATTAACTACATTAGCTACCGTCCTAGAAATATTAGTTGTATGAGCCGCCGCTAAAGACATCTTACCCATTACCGAACTAACCATAGAAAACAGCGTTCCAAACCCATTATACTCAGCCGGCAGACCATGTGGCAATGCGTTCATCATATCTCTACCCACAAGCAACGCTATATCATCTTTCTCTACCGTCGCAGTGGCAAATAAACCCAAAACTGAGTTACCGGATGGAACATACTCATCACCCCTCATGATTTTAACCAAGGGCGATGCTGCATAAGCCACATTTTGCATATTTGCTACACTGATTCCAAAATTCTGATCAACACTATCAAACCAACCAGTATTCAAATCACTTGCTTCGTTAATATCAAAACCCAATGTCGAGAAAACAACTTTAGAATAATCAGATGACTCGGTCATATTAAAAACTGGTTCCCACGCCTGATTAGGCAAGTAAAATCCCTCGTGGTCCTTCAATTTCTGTTGAACTGCATCCGGATTTGCCTGCATAATCTCAGCCTGTGTAAATGGTGGCAATGATATTACAGTCACAACTGGCTCATATTCTCCTACAACCGTCACATCATCTTCTGTCTCAATATGGCGGAAATACAATCTTGTACTATGTTGTGCAGTTTCCAAGATATTATGTAGCCTCAATTGTTGATTGCTTGTATCATTGACAAGATTCACAAAACCAGAAATCAATTCATAATGGAACGAATCACCCACCTTGATAAACAATGAACCAGACACGTTTCTAACCTGGGCCTCCGATGTCACAGTTGGACTTGGCAACGTGCCCACGTATTTGAAATCTTCTAAAACGGGTATAACCTCACCGGCCGGGCTGAGGACATCAATCGCAACCACCCCCTGCCCACCCGATAGAGATTGCATGTAAAATTCATTGAAACCAGATACGCTATCAGATTTAAACGTATGTTTTGATTTGTTGGTATTAAATCTCGCCATAGCGCAAGTTCCCTGATCAAGCAATGTCGGTGTATTGTGGTTTACCACTAAGCCATAAGAGCAAAACCTAAACTGGCTAATTAACACACTGTCACCAGCTTCTGAAGGTGCAATGATTTGACTTAATGCAGTTGAAGCGCATACAGTGAAGTAATTAACCGGTGTTAGTTGCCCATCAATAGTCGGATCGTCGTCTGATGAAAAGCTCACCCAATTAGGATAAGAGACCGACTCCCGATTTCTGACCTGTTGTGCCCACGCCCGACAAAACCCAATCCTAACATCTTTGCTGAAATCCAAACCTTTTGCATTAAAGATGATGATTCCCAATGCTCTCAACATCGGTGCAAGAATAAACATCCATGAACCATTACGTTCTCCTATATCCGTCGTTTTATCAACTTGATTCGGCCTATATGTCGTTTCCAGATAACGTACCTCACCTCCAAGGCTAATGGGAATTGCTCCATCAGGAACACGCTTCACACCGGCCACATCGTGGTGCACCCCAGCTGGATCAACATATTTCTCCCCCCAACCACGTCCCTCAGTACTCATTGCTGCTGTCATAGCCATCTTCCGAGTTCCTACACGAGCACCCATATCACTAATAGTGCCGGGCGCTGCAGAACGAATCCTTTGACGTAATCTTTGAGCTTTCGGCCCCATCTCGCTGATTTTCTCCTCTTGAACTGACATTTGTTTCTTTTGCTTTTGTTTTTGCTTTCTTCTTCTATTCTTTTCTTGTTTGCTTTTGCCATTATCTTTATTGATAACCACACTCTTTGCGCGAATTGCGACTTTGTCCATATTACTATGTTTTATTTGAATGGTCCCTATACAGGTTCTAACCCGCACGCCTAACTCTTGCCCCACCAGCGACGCACGCGTGCATGTCATCTATCACCTCAGGAAAATTTTGCTGAATAATGACTCTTGGTGAATACACTAGATCATAATATGATGACAATGCAACTAAGGGCTCTCTCCCTGGTCTTAACAAACCCACTCTAGACTCTCTTTCCAAAAGCCGAATAGGAACGTTAACATACTCTGGCGTACACTCGACATGCCCACGATTTGCAAGCTTATTTCTGAGCTTGCGTTTGAGATTCAACAAGCGTACATTAGGCTTATCCATTACCAAATAATTTATCTAATTTAACTTAATTACTTTATTTACTAGGACCCTATACAGGTTACTGTGTTATCAAGTTCAAATATTGATACCACTGTCTATCTGTCACCGTTGCCCTTAAAGTTACACTAAGTTGAGATTCCATGCTCAATTGATCATCCACTGAGATTCCCCATGCCTCTGCATAGCTTAATCGTGTTTTCAAACTAATTGTCGCTTCTTCTTTGGCCCTCCAGAACTTTTGCTTTTCCAAGACCACTCGACTCCGCCTAGACAATTTCAGTTCTCTACCACCTGCACCACTCTTAAGCAATTGTTTCGCCAACGCATAACCAATTGGTACACCATAACTAATAGCTCTTTCACCAAGTCCTAAAGACAAAACATAATGTTTCATCCACGATGCACTTCTATTTCCAACATACCAGCCACACCTATTGAGTATACGCTCTGGAGAACGAACCATCACCCAACCATAGTCTGTTTCAACTGGCTTACATTGACAATACTCGAATTGACTAAATTCTCGTGTGAAGTCGAACTTCATCTTGAAACCCAGCTTTTGAAAGATACTAATATCCCTCGCCTTATTCAGATCTTCTTCCTCAATAATAACCCCTGAATCGTCACCATTTACCGTTAAAGAAAATTTTTTAATGCCTATGGAATCCAACCAAACGTACAAACATGCCAACATTATTAAACAATTACCCAGACCTGTATACATATCACCACTCATTCGAGTACCATTAGTACTAAAACTAATGCCTCTCTTAGAGTAGCCACGATTTTGGTAAGTATGTGACCACAACCATCTAACATAACCTCTGACTTTCGTGTCTTTGATGATTTTAAGATAGAATCTGACAACTAATTTTAACAATTGCACGCTAACGTGAGTATCGAATTTTGATGCATCCAACATTATGAAAACTGGTCGTCTAAAATTATCAACCTTCTTTCTGAGATCCTCTGCTAAGTCATGCAAATTACAGCCTTTTCCAAAAATCCTGGTACCGAACTGATCTTGCATCCGATAAATGGAACTTTCAACAGCGTGAGTGAAACGACCCATCTCTAGTGCTCCGGTTGCTCTTCTATACTGGATGCCCCTAGGTGCCTTAAGATCTTCACCCACGCATACCGTCTCTTTGTCATCCTTGCAGAAAATTTCACAAACAAAGTCTCGTCTCTCAACCTGTCTCGTACTCAATTCCAAATCCGCCTGATTGTAACGGCGATACCACCGGCCTTCATAGTTATTGACCACTTGCCGACGTGTCAACAGTTGATCAATAGCTGGGCAGGTAGTATTATCAAGAATTTTCTGAAAACCTTTCCACATTTCTTTAATATTCATAGTAAAATCCAAGGTCTTAACCTGGTGACGCTGTGTTAAGGCTAAATACTCATTACACACACAGTTATTATGGGTATAAACAACATTTTCATGAACTTTATCCCCTATAAAGCATTTTGTCATTCGATTTGGTTTGCAATTACCCAAAAGAGTCTTATCTACTTTAACCCAACTCTTTGGTCGTGGTTTCATTTGTGGATATTTAAATTGATACATGCACACTCCGGGCAAACCCCCCCGTCAGGTCTTAGGAAATAATGAGAAATTGGCTGAAAAGAGATTCGTACGCTCCACACAGCTCCGCATCCGCCCGCGGAATCTTGAAAAAATGTTCCTCTTACGGACACTTCCTTGTGCAACAAAATTATTGTAATCAGCCACTAACCTAGCATTCTTTGAGCTGCCCAACTTCTTAAACTTCTTAACCGTTAGTTCGTCTGGTATCATCAATGACAAAACTGTGTTCTCTGAGACTAAAGCCATTGTGCGAACATCAATATGACTCGTTTTAAAACCTGCCAAGTATCTTTTTCCTTCCCGCGTTAAATCACCCATAAGATCTGTAGTATGAGCTCTCATCAATTTAAAATAATAGAGATGCCAATATAACTCATAATCAACATATCCAAAATCAAAACGATGATCTTTAACCGCTTTATGCAGAGTTTTAAAGATTCTGTGATCACCATCATCATATCCAATGTCCACTTGTAGTCTTTGCATGACTCTCAAGCTTGGGCCTCCATAATGTGGTTGAATGAATCTGTCTTTACACAAGGTCCACTCATCATTGATTTTAACCCAACTTTGGTCCCTAAAAAGCTTACTCGGTTCAATGTCATACCTGTCCACTATCGATGCATTGACGCCAAAACCTTTACAGCGCGCTTTAATTGTTTCAGGTGTCAAAGTGACCCCTTCAATCAACCCATCAAAATTGAGCAATTCAAGAAAACCATGCTTATCATCAACATCCGGTAAATCGCAAGTCAAGACACATTTATCACACCCCGGGTGACCCAACACACACAAGTGCATGTGAGCCCACCATAGATGCCTATTCTGCCACTCAACCTCCCTACACCAATCCAAATAATCCGAATAACTAACTGGCATTTCACTGACAGCCCATCTTTTCACCTCCGACTCATCCCATGTGACTGGCCCTATAAATACCTCTCCCCCCAAACCAGGTGATGCTTGTTGCAAAGGCACAGTTTCATTTGTTGTTATTGGTCTATCGATGAAAAAGGGTACCGTCTCTGGATATTCTAGTACCCAATACGGCTCTGGTGCTTTCTTTATTTCCTCCAAATCATCATCATTCGGACCGCGCTCCATCTCCCAATCCAAATAATGATCCCAAATCTCCTCCGTAAAGCTCGTTGCACTGCTGTCGAAATCCTCCTCGCTGGCTAGACCACACTCGCTTAACCTCTGGTAAAGTTCGTTCAGTTGCTGTCGTTGCCCAATGCACAAATCGTCGAGCATTATGCTTGCTTGAGTTTCCGCGTCTCGTTTGTTTCCCTGAGTATTCAAACGGTTTGAGATTTCTGTCATATTCTCCAACTCTTCCGTCAACCACACGTCGTTTTGCAAACATGTACAGGACACTTGCTCCACCGCTGCCGACACTGCTATACCACTTGCACAGTTTTTCAGTATCTGAGAAAAATAATTTGCCTGAAGCTCTGAGAGTTTTGAGGACATCGGCACATTCTCCATTTGACAGCTTTCCCCAATCACTTCTTCGATCTCTTCTGCTACCGAACGCAATTGTCTCAAAATGCGATCTTGTGGCATATGGAACAATTCTGGCACACCACTCTTGATAAGTTGAATTGTGGCCTCTAAACCCTGCGACACGACGAAAAATTTTTCTAATGTCGGTAGAGCTAAGCGCCGGCTCAACACTCTTGATCTCCTTAACGACGACATCTTCCTCAACTTCACCGTTATATATCAAAAAGTAGTATCGAAGATAAGGTTGGAATTTACCCTCGCCCGAAATTTCCGCTGAATTTATCAAAGATTGTTTAATTAGATTATCAACTTCTGTGAAACGAAACATTAAGAAATTTTCTGAG